CTGGATCGGCTTTTTTCTCCGGCTTAGCCTTTGGCTCGGGCTTAGCTTTCTGCTCAGATTTCACTTCCGGCTTGATCTCGCCTGTCGCAGTGTCAACCGTTTCAGCCTGACCACGGTCTACCGATTCACGCGGCTGCTCGGCCAGGTCAATCACAATGCCGTTCTCGATGATAGTGCCACGGCCTTCCTCGGCTGCTTGGCTGACAGCGAGCGCGTTGCTCATTTCGATGCTGCTCGGCATGTACTTGATGACCTGCAACAGCGGGATCTTGCGGCAATACATTTCCCAATTGCCATATGAATAATGGCGCTGGCCGACCTTATTGTAATGGTCCCGGTGTTTTCGGATCTTGCCGACAGTCCACAGCTCGATGATGGGCATCGACGAATCTTTGACCCAGCCTACCGCGTAGGCATGGGTGATATTGTCCGGTCCGTCGAGTTCGGTTTCGTTGTGAATGACCAGATCGCGGCGGGCACCATCGGTGAAGGTGTATTCCTGATCGCTCATAATCACGCCAGTGAACACTGTACCGCGCCCGGAGCGCGACACCAGATCAACCAAGCCTTTCCAGCCTGGAACAAAGGTGCAGGTGTCTTTGTACGGGATCAGGTAACCGGCGCCATTTACCCCAGGCTCAAGGCCAAGCTGTGCGGCGGTCATGATCGATGCAGCAATACTTTGGTGCGTACAGCGCTGAAGATGTTGCGAAGTACTGAATGCAGTCATCGCCAAGCGAGCCATACGGTCGCTGGTCAGGTGTTTCGGCAAAGCCAAAGCCAATTGCGGCTTTAGCTTGTCCATGAAATTGGAGAACTCGGTGACAGGCTTGGCGACACGCTGGGCGCCGACGGCTTGGCGTAGGTCATTCGTTGACATGGTAGATCCTCTATTTCAGGCGTAGGACGCGGCTGGCGCTGGTTTTTGTGTACTTCTTGGCGATTACCGGATGGGCAGCCCGGAAAGTGTTGATATCGAATCGGTCGGTGTTCTGAGACTTCCAGGTCAGCAGCTTGTCAGCGCCGAACTGTAATACCTGATGCTCACCGAGGAACAGCTTTATCAGGCTTTCCTGTTCTCCAATGTCAGATTCGATCAGCTTTAGGCGCTTTTTCAGATCCTTGAGTTCAAGGTAAGCGTCCCGCACTTCCACGGATGCCTGAATGACTGAGCCGTGATCCCACGGAAATAGGCGCTCGATATCTGATACGGTTTTGGCCGGTGGGGCATCCAGGCGCTGGATGCGATCCCACATTTCGATCTCAGCTTGGCGCAGGTATGTGATTACTTCGTCGTCGCGCTTGACGTGGTACAGGCGAAAATCATCAACGCCAATCAGGACCGGGAAGATTGTTTCCTGACTACAGCGGACCATCATCCCGTGTTGCGCCTGCGCGTTGTAATAGATCGGCACGTCATCGGTGTACTGCTCACCCCACGAACCTTTGCCATAAAAGTTGGCCGACTTGGCCTCTACGTTTTTGCCGTCGTCCGTTTCCGCGTCCAGCTCAGCAGCAAGAAAGGGCAGTTCCTTATCAAGGTGGCGGCGGCTGCGCTTGCCATCATCAAAGCGAAGTAGGCGAATTCCATGCTCATCTTCCAGCATGTCGAGAATGTACGGCTCAAGGCGATGGCCGCGCTTGAAGATTGCTGCTTTCTCAGGGGTGATCGGCTCGGGGCCGCTGGTTTTATCGAGGTACACATCCAACGCCGTACGCCAAGGCGATACGCCCAGGATTGCCGCTGCGTCTGATGATCCGATGTACGTCTTACGGTCGATATTTCCGACTGTTTGAGTGGTCATGGTCTGTTCCAATGGTCATTTGGTCTGGTCAATTATACAGCGTTGAATTGCGCCAGCAAGTAGAATAATTATTTCCGGAAAGAAATTAATGTTTATTTGCCGTAAAGCCAGCGCTGCAACTGACGGGCTGAGAATCCGGTCTTTTTCTCGATCTGATCCCAGGTCTTTTCATTTCCGCGCATCGCCTTTGCGATTTCTACAACTCCACCTTGTATCTGGCGCGGTGCACCACGACAACCCAGGGTGACGCCACGTTGTTTCAGGTAGCGCCGAACAGTTGACCTGGAAAATCCAACCTCTTCTGCGATGACGCCAGTTGATCGACCGGCGTTATACATGCGCACCATTTCATCGACCTTTCTTTCCATACCAGCAAGAAGGCGAGTCTCAATAGGATCTAGATTTTTCACGGATTCAACCTCTTAAATTCGTCAAGGCACGCGTTCCAGCCACGAGATAGAGAAAATTCAGAAAGAGGAATTTCAGCCGGAATAAACCTGTATTCAGGCAGCACCACCGCAATCGGCGCGGACTGCTCGGTGTAGAGCTTAATAACATTGCGCGCTTGGCCCGACTCGATGGCCCACTGCGGTGGCGCTTCACGTTCAATACAAGCCTTGAAGTCTTTAGGGCCTTCGGTGCTGATCCATCCGGCCCACTCATACGCCCAAGCATATGGCGCCACCGGCTCGCCATGGCGCTGGGCGGCTGGTTTGGCGAGAAGGGCGCGCAGCTCTTCAGCCAAAGACCAGCCCATAGCCTCGGCACCATTCATAAGGCTTTCAGCCAGCTCCCGCGTGATTTCGATCTTGTTGTTATTCATGGCTTGCTCCAGCTTTCAATTATTTTCAGACAGCGCTTGCAGGTCACTTGGTCGTGGCTATGCGTCATTTCCGGGTCACCACTTTCAGTTCCGCACATCAGCGTGTCCGGATGATCAGTATCGGCTTCGGTGCCACCATCCCAGTCGTCATAGTGGATCGCGCACTTGCTCATTCGCTTGCTCCCGATTCGGTGGGTTTGCGTTGTGAATCCAGAAAGTCGCGGACATTCTTCGCCAATCCCGCTCTTGGGTTGAGGACGGATAGACCGGAAGCGAGAAGCCTTGTTGCAAGCTGTAGGGATACAGATGTTTCCGCATTCCGCTGCTCGGAGATAGCCATCTTATTGTGCAACGCGATGTAGTCTAAAAATCTGACATAAGCTCCGGTTGGTAATTCTTCCATACCTTCCTCGCCAGCCCAGTCGAATCGCTTAGCCTTGTTCATAGTTTGAACTCCCGCGCCTTAACGAGATTTGAAATTTTTTCAGAAAGGGATTTAGGCCATATCAGTCCGTCAAACTCAAACAACACGCCAGAAAGCGCATTTTCCAGCTCATCAACGCGCTGGTCTGCTGCATCAAGCTGGCGGCAGTAGGAGTCACGAATCAACTTGTCGTGTTCCACTTGCGCTTCCAGGTAGCGCACGCGCTGCAACAGGGGCTTTACATCGTTCGGGCAAGCATCCCGCAGTCTTTTTTGGTTAAGCATGGTTTGTACAGCGTCTAGGCTTTGGTCTATTTGGTCTTTCATGGGTTACTCCGGGTAGTCGTTGTTTTCTGCATCATCGAAAGAGTCCTGTTCAGGATCATCGTCATCGTCTGGCGGATCAAGCGGTGGGCTCCCGACATAAACACTATTCGTTGGTTTCACCACCATCCCCGCATCGATCCAAAAACGATCAGTGTGACGATGGCGATAGTTGCCAGGAGATCCCATTTTCGGGCGCCATCGTGGTCACCGACCATCCGCTCGCCAAGGGCGCGTTGGCGCTGGATATGTAGCTCGGTATGTTCTGTCGTGCAGCGTTCGGCCTGAGCCTTCAAGGCCTCTTTGAGGCGCTTACTTGGATGAAAGTCGCCTTTCACCATATAAATCTTTTTCATGCGATTCTCCGATCTTCAATAAAGTTGTTGACCATCAGCGACAGAAACCAAATCGCTTCAAGCATGGAATAAAACGTTTTGATCTCGATGTAATAATTGTTCACGTCACGGAAGGCTGAAAAAACCCTTAACTCCTTTTCCGTTACATCGACCCTGACGATGTAACTGTCGATTTGCGCGACGTATTGGCAGGTCCAATGCATGCCATCCTTCAAGCGTTTGCGGGCCATATCACATCCCCTTTTTGTAGAAAAATGGGAACAGGCAAATCGCAAAAGAAGCCCCGATGATTATCCATAC